AGCTTCAGAAGAATCTGTTTTCATCCTATCTTTAGTAGCTGTTCTTTTTAAAGTATGGCTATGTTGAATAACTAAAGCGTTACCAAAATTAGTAATGTTATTAATTTCACCTTTAGATTTTTCTACATCCGTATATTCATTAGGTAAGAAAATCCTAAGATTATCTTGTACAGATTCTGGATTGTCTACTGCAGATCTAGCTATTCTGGTAGGAAAACTGTCTATTTTAGTAGATAAAAATGAATGAATAATAGGAGCACGTAAATCGTTAACTGAAGTGTAATCTCTATTATAACCGTAGTAGTTAGCAAAACCGTTAGGTAATAAAGGTACTCTTAAAACTGAAACATAATCAGATTTAGGATAGTAAATATCGTAAGTACCTGTTCCTTGATGTTTATAATTAACATTTGAAACTGTTTCTAAATATGCTGAATACAAAGTAATAAACTGCATAGAAGTATAAATAGTACTAGGTGTAAAATATCCTTGATTATAAGCATATACTAAATCACTAGCAGATCTGTAAGAATCTAATGATTGAAATGTATCTCCACCATAAAAATGACTTGATGGATCAAATCCTGTACTAAAAGCAGATGCGTCTAATGTTTCAATGTATCCAGTATCTACTAATTCTTGAGTATAATAACTAGGATACATATTTGGTTTTAATGAACAAATATTACCTTTTAAAATAGAAGAATCATAAGGATCTTCTGAAGGAAGTGTAAAATTTAATTGTTGATTACCAGTATAACAATTTGCTTCTATGTTATTTGCCGTTTCTATACTTACACAAGTTTCTCCAAGATAATGAGTTGTATCATAAGTAAAATCTAATAAACCTGCATTAGGGGGATGATGTCCACTACCTGTAGTCCAAGTAGAATCTGGATTATATATAGGTAAGCTTTCAGTTAATTTAGCATTAGTAAATCTTCTAATGTAAGAAGATTTTTTCTGATCAGCTACTGATTCTTCAAAACAATAAAATCTAGCATCTGCTGCTCTAGGATCATTACCTATATTATTATTCCAAGCTGAAGTTCCTACAGATCCCCAATAATCTAATTGTGTAGATACATTTTTAAATGCTTTAAAATGTGTAGCTGAAGATACATCTAAATTAGAAGAAGAAATATCAAAAGGACTCATTCTAAATCTATTTAACCGTCTATACATAAATCTACTAACTGAAGGAGAGTAATCAGAATAAAACTCCATTGAATTATTAAACGATAAACTAAATACACCTTCTTCAAGTCTATCTTGTCCATCATAAGTTAAATAAAAATCATGTATTATTAATGATTGTCCTAAAACACTCCTATTTAAATTAGTTCTTTTAGCGTAATATATTTTAATTTTATCTATTTCATTTTCAAGTTCTGCAGGTAAAATTATATTAGAAATCTTTAATCCTAAATTAGCTGTTTGATAAATTTGAGCTGATTGCTGAATGTTTTCAGGACCAGGCATTTTATGATGTCTAATTTTTTGATTTTTAAAAGAAGCTGTATTACTACCACTTGAATTTTTTACATCCCAATCAGTAGTGTTGTCATAAGTTTCATCAGCATTTTCCCAAAACCCTAATTTTAAAGGAAGTGATAAAAGATTACCTTCTCCACAATCAAAAGCATGAAATACTTTAGAGTCAGAATTAATACTATATATTTCTCCAGCAGGTGAAATATCAGTAGAAGTTAATCCGTTAGTTACGTAATCATCTATAATAGGAGGTACGTAAAAAATACCAGGTAAATTATAACCTGATGAAATATTCCATAAAGTTATAACTCCTAAATTAGCACCATTTACATATTTAACTGCTTCTACAGTATGAGTGTATGTAAAAAGTGGGGCTGTACCTGTTATATCAGTACTTAACACTTTTACGTAATAATACGATTCTGTACCTGCTAGATCATATTGTTTTAATAAAGCAATATCATTAGTAGCTAAACCACTACCATTAGCTGCATTTACGTTATAAATTAATTGCAACGTAGTAGTATTAAAGGTGCCCCCTTCATTAGAAATATCAGTTAAACTACTAGAAAATCCTTCATCTTCATTTAATCTGTAAGTAGCTTGAATTGTATCAAGTCTTTCATCTTCATCAAACCTAAGTCTTATTCCAGCTGAATCACGTGCTATTACTCCACCTGTAATATCAGGTGCAGAAGCAGTTCCATCATAACTAACTCTTTCAGCTTGACGGCCTGGAATATGAAATGCTTCACTTTCCGTACCATCTTTATAAACTAATGTAGCATAAAGAGCATATACCTCATCATATTGAAAACAACGTTTAGTAAAGATTGCAGTTTCTGAGTGAAATGAAGTATTAAAAACACTTCTATCTTGAATTTCAATATAAGGTTCTACTTGAATATTGTTAATCCAAGGTTGAAGATTAGTTTTTAATTGTTCTTTTAAATTACCAATATATAATCTATTGTCTAATTGAGTAATAGTTTTAGCTACCCAAGTAATTTTATTAATTAAAATATCTGTACTTGTTGTAGCTGCATTATCTAAAGATATAATTTCTCTAGTAAAAGTTCCAGTTGTATTAGGAAAATACCCTAAATCATAAGCAGCTAAAACTTGATTAATTTTAGTTATAACGTATAATTTTACATTAGGAAAATTAATGTCTGAACTAAAACTAATAGTAAAACTTTTACCTGTTAAGGTATTTGGTGGGCATCCATCATAGTTTTCAAGAGGAAATGGAGTTAACTCATTAACTATAGAAATAGGGTTAGATGGAAATGAAAGGTTAGTTTCATTAAAATTCTCATCTGCATAAGATGCTAATACGTAGTAAACTCCTGATTTTAAGTTACCTCCATTTTGAACTGAATCTAAATTAATCTTAAATTGTTCAAAAGGTTTTAAAACGTATAATTTATTAAACTCATCAATGTCTGTACATTGAAAGTTAAGATCTACAACAGGTTCTGGAATATCAACATTTATATATCTTAATGGGTTTCTAAAATCTACCCAATAAACGGAAAATGTATTATCCGAGTTAATTTTATAACTACCTTGTATTTGTGTATTAAGATTCCAATTAAAATCAGTAACTCCTACTTTGTCTCTAATTAATACTCTGTAAGAATTGTCTGATGATATTACTCCAATTTCTCCTCTACAAAATCTACCTACAAGTTGTGTAGTTGGATCATTAGGGTCATAAAATTTAGATTCCCCTTCAATTACAGAAAATAATACCACAGAACCATTGCTAAGTGGAATTTTACCAATGCATGTAGCACCTGGAGTTATTAACGTAGGATAATTAAAAAGTGGATAATTACCGTCTTCATTAGTAATACTTCCAACTTCTGAATTAATGTTTACATTAATATTCAACCTTGATGTTTTATCAGGTTGATTTTGTGGATCACCATCTGTATTTAATAAAAAAGGCTGCATTATCTATTATATCTTAAATTAATAAAGTGTTCACCAATTGAATCTGAATAGAAGAAATCTCTTGCTGTAGAAATATTAGGAATAAGTCTAACCCATTGATTCTTAAATGATTCCATTCTTGGAATGTCAAACATAGCCAATAAGTTTTCAGCTTGTCCTCTGTATCTCATGTAATGGTTTTCAGCATAACTTAAAGTCATTTCTCTATTAGGATGTTCAAAACCTCCTAACATTAACATGTAAGTTAACTTCCAAAATAAACATTGAGTTACTGCTTCTTTGTCTGGAATTAAAGGAAACCCTTCTTCATCAACAGGAAAAGCTTGATAAGATACACATATAATCTCATCATCAGGCACATTGGTATTGATATAGTTAGGATTAACAGTGTAGCTATAATCTGTATGCAAAATAGATGTATTAATACAATCGTCACAATGCATGTCGTAGTTAAAAGTTTGAGATCCATATCTTAAAAAAGTGCTTTTATATGCTACCGATTTAATTAAATATAAATCACATGGTATTACGGCTTTACCATTTTTAATAGTTAGAAATGCAGTTTTATCTAATAACTGTTCTGTACAACCAATAGCTTCAAGTGCATCTCCAATCCAATCAACAGCTTCTCCAATAAGTCTATCAGAATGCTGAGATAGCAAAGTACCGTATGCTCCAAAAGCTCTGTTTATTATTCTTTTACAAGAAACTGATCTATAATTCATGTTTTTAGCTTTGTATTACAAAGATACTGGAATTTTATCAAATCTTAGATAATATTCAGAATCCGATTTAAGTCGTTCAGTAAGTTTATTCTTAGCTCCAGATTTACATTTAGTACCATTTGTCCTAGAAGAATCAAACTTATACATAGTGCTACCTTTTATATTACAATTTTTCTTATTCCAATGAAACCCTACGTAATATTTATCGGTATAGTATATAAACTTGTTATCGTCTAATTTACCTTCTTTTCTTAACTTCTTAGTTTGACCCCAATTTACAGGTGCTATTAAACGGTCATTTTTAACCTTAAAAGATCTGTCAAACCTAAGTACCTGAATTTCACCTAGATGAAAAGGCACTTTAAATTTACGGTTTCCTCCTAAAAGAAGATAATCCACAACGTAGTTGTTTAATTCAAGGATTATCTTTTTATACAGTTTAAAAGGAATCTGTTTTTCATAATTAGCATTATACCAATTATGACTGTTGGTTAATGTTGTTGTTGTGTGACACTGCGTCATTTTCTTTATCTTCAGTTGTTCCTAATAAGAATTTCAATTCTGTTCCTAATATATCTTTTGTAATCAAATCTAGCAAATCTGCTGTCAACGGGTAATCTGAATTGTCAGTGTAACATAAACCGTCATCACAAGTAAAAGTCCTTGCATCTTCTGGTTCTTCTAAAATTGCCCTAACATTAATTACTTTAAGATCCAAGGTAGTCGGAAAATAAAGATAATCGTTTAAAAAATAAAACGGTAATGTCATTCCAGGATATTTTCTTTCTGAATAAAATGGACTTCTTTCAGGAAGAATTAAACTGAATCTAGATTGTCTATCTATAGCAGATACTTTTAAAGCATATCTTTCTTTGAATCTAATAGTTTTAGGAATAGTAAATTCAGTTCTAAGAATGTCACAATCCACATTAAATTCACAACATTCAGCTTTATCTACTTTAATTAATGGAATACAACCTAAATCTTGATAAAATAGATCGTTGTCAAAATAGTTTTTATTTTGATCTTGACGTATATATTGAGCACGTTTATAGTCTATAATAAACGATAACTGTGATACTGAAGGTGCAAAGTCGTCATTAATACGTCCAGCCGACATTAAGTTCAGTAAATTATAGACTATCTCATTTTTTGTCATTTCTATCTGTTTTAAAAAATGTATGATTATGGCATAACTTTACATTATTACTATTGTAATGTTTTATAGATCCATCTTCCTCTAAAGCTACAACAAATATCAAATTTTCATGTGGGCCGTAATCTATTAAAAATAGAACTTGTCCGTGACCATGAGGAGTTGTAACCCAAAGAAAGTTGTTTACTTCTTTAATGTCAGCCATAATACCAATACAAAGATAGCAATTAATACCCAAAAATACCATACAGGGTATCCTTGTTTTATCTCAATAGTTTTAGGAACGTCTATCTTTACAGTATCTACAATGTTAACCAGAATAGAATCACGTACATAAATGGGCCTCCTAACAACCGTAGTTTTGACTTTATTAAGGCTATCAATTGACTGATATACAGTCGTAAAGCTATCACTAAATACCTTGTTGAAGGAATCACGATAAAATAAGGTAAATTGAAAACTACTATCACCAGGTATAGTATCGTATATCTTAATAAGAGTATCTTTTTTAAAAATAACTGTTTTATATGTGCTGTCACCGTATTTAGGGTTTTTCTTTATTGCTTGTTTTAAATGCCACTCTGCTGTGCAAGAGGTTATTAAAAATAATATAAAAATTAAATATCTCATCTTAGTCCTTCATAAACAGCAATGAATACTATATTGCCTATAGTGTATAATAATAACGTTCCTACTATAGTACCTGAAGCTAACCAAGCTACCATTAATACCTGCAATGTAGTAGATAAATGCCACATGTCATAAAACATTGGAAAGTACTTTTGCAGAAACGTACGTTTAGGTCCTTCTGCAGTTTCTCTCCAAAAGAACTTATGACAACCTAGTTTTTTAAAACTATCATGATGAGAAATCGAATCCATCACGGCTTTTAGAACAACAAAGACAATTACATATATCATCGGTATTACTGATTAGATTGTTTAGTTTTCTTTTTAGAAACAGCTTTACGTTTTTCGTTAATTTTCTTAATTTGTTCATGACTATCATACTCTAAGTAGGCAATTAATAATGCTACAAAAATACTGAAAATTACGATTAACTCTTTCATGCTATTTATTTTTATTTAATCATTTTATCACTAAAACTTGTTTTCTATTTCCTGCAGATTTATATGAGATATGTATCCATGAAAAATCGTACTCATTAATCAATTGATCATAATCCAAAGTCTTTGCCAATTCAAACAACTTTTTATTCTCTTCTTTATTTTTACCAGTAATATCAATAGCTTGACCTTTTGTATGTTGACTTCCTTTTTGGCCTTTAACAAGTTGATTCAATTCTTCTGACCTGAAAAATGAATTCACCTTGATTGGTTTTCCATACATTTTCCTCAATGGTTCAAATATATTCTCAGCTAATTGCTGCATATTATGCAACTGCTCTTCATTTGGTTGATTACTTATACCATTTCTTATAGCAGTAGGAGATAATGTAGCTTCTTCATAGCTAATATGTTTACTTATTTTCATATATTCTCTTGTTTACCTGTATTTCCGTTGCCAAAAAAATTAGATAGAAACATACCAATTACTCCGATAATACCTATAACCATGGCTACTTTTTCTTGTTCAAAATATACAAATGTACCAGCAGCTGCTGAACAGGTTGTAAATAAAGCTAACCCAAACCTAGCAATATTTTTAGGTGTGGGTTTAAAGAACTGATTTAAGCCATAGCTGTACTTTTTCATTTTAAGAATCTTTTAATTAGGGTAATTACTTTGGGTAGTCCTAAGATGATACTAATAAGAGAACTTACAATTGCCAAGAAAACGGCAAATACCTGAAGTTCAGGTAAAAAATGAGCCATTTTACTGATTAGCAAGAAAACCCAGCTAACCAAAGCAACTCCAAATTCAGATTTTAATTCATGTGTCATAGTTATATTTACGTTTTATTATTTGCCTTGACCACGGTATTCTTTTACCGATTCATGTTTATTTCTTTTTTTCTTCTGGACACCTTCTTTTTTTCTTCCAAAAGATGTCTTTTTTATTGCCGAGTTTTTACCTGTTACTTTTACCATCATTATAACGAATTAAAATAAATAGTCATTGCAGCATCAAATCCAAGTGATTGGTCACTAGTAAAACTTTCACCTGCAAAAAAACTTCCAATACCTCCTAAATATGTACTAGGCAATGCTCCTGCTATTGGAGCATAAGCAAAAACACTATAATTACCTGATGTTAAAGCTTCGTTTTCAGTATCTCTAATTTGATATGCTCCTCCAGAATAAAAAGCAAAATTATTAGTACCTCTAACTGTAGGTGATCCAGTGTTATTTAATTTATTAGCAATCAATAATCCAGTAGCTTGATTATTTACACCTGTTTGCACTGCACCAACAAAAGTATTAAATGTCATAATTCTTACAGCTGCTGATGCTCCACTATCACCTGGAGTATTATTAAACGATCCTGAGTTTCCGTACATAAACTTTGTTGCAGTATTATTGTTTAAAAACTTCCAAATACCAGCAGAAGCACTATCTGTTTTATATTTTACTCCGTTTGTAACAGGATTATAATTTGTATCTATATAACTACTTGCAGCACCTGTAAATCCAAGATTACCAAAAGTTAAACTACCTGTAATTGTAGATAAAGAAACATTAGGGTTTTTCCAATTTATTAAAGCAAAATTACTACTTGCAGCTCCATTACCATAGATATATAATACATCTAATTTATCCCAAGTTCCTGCTGCTTTTAAATTAAAAACTAATTGATTTTGTTTAATTTGTGTATCAGCACTTGGTAAAGTATATCCAAGAGCTGTTCCTCTTGCTAAAATAGCCTGATATTCTGTAGTAAATGCTGCAGATAAACTAATTGTATTATCAATACCTAACCCTAATCCTAATTTTGGCATAATTATATAGTTGTATTGATTCCACCATATAGTCTTACTGTAGTACTACCTCCAAGAGTTATACTAGTAATTTGACCATATATAATTACTCCTTGATTTAAAGTAATAGTACTTAATGAAGTAACATTTGTAACTCCATCTAATGTCATTGAAGCAATAGTACCTGTAGGAGATAATATTTGAACTGCAGTCCAGTTACCTGTTGTAAGATTTGTAGTATTAAGGATTAAATTAGGTGAACCTTGTCCTAACGAAGCTGCTCTAAGAAAAGTTGAAAGTCTTGAAGTACTTAACAACGAATCCATTAAACTTTCTAATTTTGAAAAACCTGACATAATTTTAGTATTTTTTAGTTATTTGTTGAACATTAATATAAATAGCATTGTACTGATCTTCAGTAAGAAATTCATTTTCGTCAAAAGTTCTTTCTTGAAGAACACGTTTGTAAAGATACAATAATTTTCCTTCACAACAATCACAGCAACCGTTGATAAAACCAAACACTAATTTATTAGCATAGATATTACTTATCTTTTGCAGTACTAAATTAATGTTTTCTATTACTATTTGATTTTGTTCGTTAGTCATTGCATTTACAATCTGAATCTGTACAGTAATTGGTTAAGATATCAAAAATATATTGAGCTTTAGTAGGGTTACCATTTTCTGCATTAATCATCATTCCATCATAAAGCATACACATGTTCATTAATTTGTTTACCTGTTTTTCTTTACAAGGACAATTTGAATTAGGTAATGCAGCTATCTTTTCATCTAAACAATGTCTAATAGCTCTAGCTGAAACAAAATATTTAACAGCTGAATATCCTACTCTGTATTCAGTATAGGTTTTAACGCCACTTAAATCAAGCCCAGATAAATAAATTTTATTTGAACTCATTGTTACAGGAGTAGTTATTGGAAACAATTTTGTAGCATCAAAAGATCCTCCAAAAGTTGTAGCTATATATAAATAACCTGTATTAGCAAATTTTAAATAATCAGTAGGAGCAGTATAAGTTGCATAACCATTAGTACTGTCTAAAGTAATAGACACTCCTGAAGGGTTAGCAAAAAATGTAATATATTCTGATTTCCATACACCATCTTCAATAGGGTCATCTGTAGCCGCTTCTCCTAAATTAGTATTAAGAGTAGTCCAAGTTTGAGCTGATAATATATCTGTATAACAATCAAATGGAGTAAGATTAAACGGATATTCAGCTAAAGAAGGAGAAGTAAATATTAATCTTCCTCCTAATATATCAGTACCGACACCATTTGCTTCTCTATAACCTGCAGGATCTTGATTATTACCGTATCCAGTAATTCCTGTTCCAGTAGTGTCAGATGATACTACGGATTTATAATCAGAAGCTACTATGGTTTTTAATTTCGTTATTAAAGCCATATTTTAAATATTATCTACAAATATAATAAAAAAGGGAAGTATTTTTATACTTCCCTAATTTATTTAATTGTTTAAGTTAAGATTAAGCTATATAAGCGGCTAAACCAGTTCTTACAGCAGCAAATCCAGTTAAACTTCCTGTTAAACCAAAAACAATTAATTCATGGTCTTCTTCTCTTCCATAACCTGCATTTGCAGCATCAATTGGAGAAGATTTGTATTTAACAGTAAAACCTGAATAAGTAGCAGTTGCAGAAGCATAATATTCTACAGGATAAGGTAAGAAACTTCTATTAGTATTTCCAATATAACCTTGTGATTCAAATTCTTGTTTTTGTGCTTGCCATCCTTGACCATAACCTACTTTGGCAACACCACTAGAAATAGTAAGACCTGTGCTATATGATTGAGCAGTTACACCATTATGAACAATAGGAGTTCCAATAGGACCTGTACCACTTACACCAGCAGCAATTGAATAGTTAGGATACTTTTCTTTAAAAGCAGAACCGTTAAACCAGTTACCAAAACTAGTCAATCTTACACCTGCAAGAGTTGAACTTGTTACACTAGCAGCAGCAATGTAAGTAATTTGAGAATTAGCAGTAGTTGCACTACCTGTAAAAGTAGTTGTAGCACCTATAGCTAATGATGGGTCTACAAATGGAGTGGTTAAAGTAATTTGAGTTGTTGAATCAAAACTTGCAATTTTGTAAACTGGAGTTGTAGTATTAGTTGCACCTGCAGGTCCAAATCTAATATAATTACCTGCTGCGTAATTTGTTGCTCCTAAAGTAGCACTTGTAGTTACTATAGTACTACCATTAGTAGTAATTGCAGTTTCAGCACCAGGAGTACCACCACCAGCAGCAGTATTAAGTAATACTTGAGCCATTACAAATCTGTCATAAGGTTGTAATGAAGAATTTAAAGTTTTAGAATTAATTGCTCTAGTCCAATCTAAAGCTACAGCAGCTGGAGTTGCAGCAGCATTTGTAGTATAAGATAAAGAAGCAAAATTAAAAGGTAATGGAGGAGCAGTTTTACTAGTGTTAGTTGCAGTTAAATTGTAAGTACCAGCAAGGTTGGCAAGAATAGTACTATTATCACCACTTGCACCAGTGTAACCTACAATATCAACATTAGGTACAGGAGCAACAGTTGCTTGAGTAGCTCCTACTAAATAAGGAACAGCTCCAAAATTAGAATTTTTAGGCTGGAAAATAAGTGTACGTGGATTGCCACTTAGGCCACCTACAGCTACCATTAAAGGTAATGCAAGTTGACCTGAAGTAGGAGAACCAGTTAATACGGTAAGTGCACCATTTGCGGCAATTGAATACATACCAATTTGACCATCAGATAAGTTTTGAGGTAAAGTAGCAGTACCAAGAGCATCTACGTTTGCGATTAAAACGGTTTTAGACATTTTGTTTTTTATTTATTTGTTATTAATTAAGAAAAATTTATTCATTAGTTAGTACCATTTCTGTTTGAGTTTTAAATCTATCACCAGCTTGTGTTACCTCAAGTAAATAATTAGCTGACATGCTAACAATTTCTTGATGAGTAGCGTCTGGTAAATCACAATCTTGTTCTAGATAATAAGACACAACATTTGGTTTACGAATATAAGATAAAATTACATCAGTTACAACAAAATTAAAATTTCCTGTTTTTTGATAGTAAATATTAAAATGATTTTCTGAGAAAAAATACAATGGAAACTCAGCCGATGTTTTATTAAACGGATCAGCCTGCATTGCATAGATATCATCTTCTTGTGTTAATTTACCAGAAGTAGTTAAAGTTGTTCCATTACTATAAAAAGAAATATTATATTCTTCATTAGTTAATTCTGTAGGCCCTTCTTCAGTTTCATCTAATAACTTATACTCGTACTCAAAAACATAAGAAGGATTTGTTTCTTTAATTAAAATTATAATAGAATTTTGGAAATAAAGATCTTTATACGATTCCCAGAAAAATTCTATTAACGGATAATTAGCAAATGCTTTAGTTAACTTTTGCATTAAAATACTAGCTATTAAACTAGTATCTTCAGGAAAAGAATAATTTACACCTGCAGCAGGAAACTCTACTGTAATATTAGTATCCTCTGTTTCAGTTATTTTAATTGTTCCTATATCAGTATTAGAAGGAAAATCACTCATATTTAATACAGCGTAGTTATACAACTGTGTAGTTGCTGTAGGTACAATACTACCACATTGATTATGAGCTACTCTAAATCTAGCAGCTACAGCATGGTAATAATTTCCAGGTAATTCAAAATTAACTTTTTCATTTACATCTGGATCTGTACTTGGAGGAATAGTTGCTTTTCCAATATAATTAGATACGACAAGTGCACGTAAGTCGTCAATACGTTTTTGACTCATCTCAAATCCTCTCTTCATAAGATTAGATTTAGATGAATATTTTTGGTTTAAAAATCTTAGAATACTCCTATTAATAGCAATGTCAACTTCTTGACGAGAAAAGGTATCAAACAAAAATGAATTCATTTTATTCATCTCAGCTTGAATCTCTGTATGCATTTGTGTTATATTCATATTTTTAAAAGTAGGGGGCTATTAACCCCCTGTTTTTATTTAGCTTTTTTAACTTCCTTAGTTTTCATACCAAGGTCTAATTGTTTCAATTTTGCCAACATAATAGCATAAGATTCAGAGTTATTAGGACTCTTTAAGTATGCAATTGTTTGGTTTAATTCTCCAAGTGGCTCAGAACCATAGATATAGTTATTACCTACTTTTTGAATTATTTTAGCTTCTACAAATGAAGCTATTTGTGCTTTGTATTCAAGATCTGGATCAGATACGATTTCTAGTAATAAACCAGGTTTCTTTTCGTAAGCTTCTTCCATTTTCAAATCTTTTTCTTGTTTTTTCAGATTTGAAAGAGAAGTAACTGAACCAAGTTCTGGCATTTCTACTGTTAATCTTCTTAATACCCAATCTTGTTTTACTTCGTCTTCAAGTAATTTAGCAAATTCCAACACAGCTTTAGTTTTAGTCATAAGCTTTTTGCTTCTGTTGTCTAACTCTAATTGCTCATCTTCAATGTAATACATCTTAGTTTGTGTTGAATCTGAAGTTATTTTATTCTCTGCCACTAAAGGATGAGACATTGCAAACTTGTATTTAATGTAATCCATGAGGTCATAAGGCTCATTTAATTCTTCATCAAATCCAATGTTCAATAACTTTCCTTCGTAAGGAATAGGGATTGCAATGTTGTTAAAATACTTTTCAACTTCCAATCTAAATTTAGGGTCTGTAGGTTCTACTCCAATAATTGATGGCATCCATTTTTTGACTTCATCAAATGTTAAACCTGTTCCTACTGAACCACTTCTTGTCAAATAACTACCTAAAGTAGCTGTTCTTTCTTGTGTTAAAGAAAGATGTACTCCGTGTCTACGGACTTCTTTTCTGTGAATTTTAATCTTTTTTTCCATGTCTTTATTCTATTAATCAATTTTTTTAATTTAAAAAATTAAGGGTAGTGTATTTCAACTACCCTTAATCGTAATATTACTACAAACCAGCAGTACAAGCTAAGTCGATAGAAGTGTTAAATCTTCTAAGAACAACTTGTCCAGCTTTCAAGAAGTGTACTGAACTACCATCTTTATCAGTTGCAATGATATCGTTAGCAGTAAAGTCAGTTCCTGATGGTGCTTCGTTAATACCTTTTACCATACCACGTAACATTGCACGGCCTTTCTTAGAAACCATAGACAAGTTACTCATACCATCATAAGTAGATGTATCTACAAATGCCATACGGAAAGATTCCAATGGAAGGTTAGGGTAGTTAGGGTGTTTAGGAGAAGCCAAAGCTTGAGGACCGTTATCAAAAATAGAAGCAGTTTTGATAATCACCTTGTAACCATCAACGTGTTGATAAGTATCAAAGTATCCACCTAATCCCAAATTGTATCCATCACCAGTAACGAATTTGTTATCTGATAATTTGATGTACTGTTTAGAACTAAGTTCATTTTTCATAGCTTGGTCAAACATTAAACGACCACCAATACCTGTGAACAAAGTGATAACTTTATTTTCAGCATCTGACATACCATAAAATACGTCACGAATGGTTTGATCAATTTTATCAGCTGTTAATGCACCATAGGTATCTTTGTTAGTGATTTGTTCGAACAAACCAGATCCACGTACAATTGGATTACCTTGTTCATCACGTTCGTTGATAACACCATAAGCATCACGATTTGATTTAGAATACCAGTAGTTAGTTTCACATTCTACACGGAAACTTAAATTGTGTTGGTATTCTTCGTAAGGCCAATACATTTCACGGTTACCTCCACCTTTGGTGTCTAACTGTACAGTTTTAGCTTTACGATATTTGATGTTACCTTCGTAAGCATAACCTTTACGAATAGTACCTACGTCACCACGAACTTTAACTGGAGCAGTTGAAGTAGACAAGCTACCAAAAGATCCAAATGAAGCTACCGAGTTCCAACCCAATGCATACAATGAACCAGCAGCAACTTCACTTGCAGGTAAAAATTCAGATGCATTTTTAGCAACTAATCTTACACTGTAAGCCCATTGACCGTTAGTTTGAATACGGTTAGTAATACGTAATTGGTAACCTTGAGGTGACAAGATAGTGTAACCTACAGGGAAAATACCTTCAGCAAAATACAAAGTAGCTTCTGAGTAACCAATACCGAAGTTAGCTGCATAAGAACCTGAAGGAGGTGATTGAAGAGATACTGCCTTGAACAAACGTCCAATTACATCATACTCGTATTCGTCACCATCAATTTCTTGAATAGCGTTCATACCTTCTGAAAGGTACATTAAAGGAAAACGAGAAGATTCATTACCCATCATACGAGTAAGAACTGGTGCGATTTTGTCAGGCTGTGCATTAATCAGACGAGAGAAAGAAGCATCATTACTTTTCATGCTTTCATTCCACACTTGATCCATTAAAAATTGTGCCATAGTTTATTTGTTGTTTTTTTAGAGAATTGTTTATTTAATTGAGAAATCAATATCATCTTCTGCTGAACTTGAATAGCCTCCACCACTTTTCATCTTTGGTGTTACTCCTTTAAGTTTATCCCTTAAAGTTGAAGCTTTCTGACTTGCAGCAGCAGTTGATATGTATTTATTTAAGTTACCTTTATTTTTTAAGAATATAGCTAAAGCAACTCTGTCTTCTACACTAAGATTTTTTAAATCTTCTTGCATTTGTGAAGCATTGTTTTTAGTTGGTCTAGACATATAGTCCATTATTGCTCTTTGCTCAGTAGTTGGAATGTTAAAGTTTTGTACTCTACCTTTTTTAATAGTAGTATCAACTTCACCCCAAAATCTTTGCAATTGTTGTCTTCTTTGAATATCAGCTGCTCTTTGTTGTTCTAACAATACAGCACGTTGACGATCTTGCATTTTAGTAAGTTTACCTGCTGCAATTTGTGCTTGTTTTGCTAAAGTACCAGAGATTTCTAAATCTTCTAAAGACTCTTTAATTTCTTCATCCGTGTAATCCATTTCTCTGTATAATGTTCTCATTACAGATTTTTGTACTGATTCATCTTTCAAATCAATAGTTGAAAAGTCAACTTCTGGATTAGCTGTAGTAAAGAATTGTTTAATGTTTTCTTCTGTTGCATCGTCACCTAGCATTTGAAGATAATCAAAAAATTCTCCTGCAATTGGAGGAAGAGATTCAAAGTATCCATTCAATTTTGCGTCAGCAACTTTATCCGAAGCATTGGTAATAAACTGTGCAAGTCCATCCTCTGTTTCTTCATAAGTTTCATCTTCATCGAATTGATAACCTAATTTTTCTGCTAATGTTTCAAAGAGCGTTGATTCAGATCCTTCACCTTCTAAGTTTAATTCTTCTTCAGGTTCTGGTTCTGGATCAGGTTGTTTTTTAGATGTTTTTTTAGGCTCAGGTTCTGGTTCTAAAATGTCATCTACAGGTTCAACCTTTTTTTCCTTTCCAACTTTTTTCTTTTCAGGTTGTGGTGTTGGTTCCACATCATCTACCACAATATCTTTTGTGGTTTCTGTTTGAGTTGATTCTCCGACTTTAGTTAAGTCAAACTCTAATTCCTCAAATCCTGCTTCTTTTTCATTACTCATATTCAATTACAAATTTAAAATGTTATTTAATAACTTTATTTATAGATTTCGTTCTTTAATTGTATATCACTTACTTGATGGCTTTTTAGCTGCAGTTTTCTCACGTGATTTAATTTCCATTTCTTTCATCTTCATTTCAGCTGCTTTCATTTCTTTTTCATGATCCATTCTCTTATTATCATTAAACTGATTAGCTTGCATTTCCTGCATTTTTAAATTAGTAGTGGTAGCCAATTTAGTTTGTTCAAGAGATAATTTAGCTTGATCTAAAATAGTATCTGCATTAGGACCTTCATCAATAGCTAAAGCTGTAAGTTCAGTACGTTTAATATCCCACATACCTTTTCTGTCAATTTGCTCTAATACATATTGTTGTTGAAGATGTAAAGCTTCTTGTTTCTTATCTTCTAATTGTATAGCAGCTTGGTTCTGACTTTGTTGTTGTGCTTGTTGATATTCTTGTAATTTCTTTTCAGCAACTTTTAATTTAGTTTTAGCTTCAGCAATTGTATTAACATCTAAAGCATCAACTACAGCAGAAGCTGGAGTACCATTTTGCAACATAGGTTGAGTCAAAGAATGAATTAATTGTAATCTTTCTTGTTCCCTGTTACTATCAGATACAGCAATACCATATTCAGTTTCCATGTGAGTAAGTACATCCATATCCATATAAATTACATCAGTAGAATTAGGCATAACAAACGTAGCTGCTTTACCGTTAATCCAAGCTAATTTAGAATAATCTATAATTCCTTCGTACTCACGTTTTCTAAATTCATCAAATTTAGTAAAATACATTTCTGTAATAAGTGATGATTGTAATACAGATCTTTCAACTCCACCTACAGTTTCTGATGATGAAATCTGACCTTCTCTTTGTTTAGAGATACCACATACCTCATCCCATTCTGATTTGATGAAACCTAAAAGATCAATATACATCTTAATAGTCTGTGATGCTAATTGTAATCTAGTTTGATGGGTAGCATTCATTTTAACAGTATCTTTTGAATAGTCAACAAACATCATACTTACCTGATCAGCATATAATAACCATTTATCCATGCTCCAACCTTGAGGTTTCCAGTTAATGTCAATTAAAGCCATATCATCTTTCATTTTAGCCATAGCTAATTTAAGACGATGGAATGTAGCATTATATAATACCTGGAAAGGAATACCTCTTGAAACTAAAGATACACTCTTTGAGTTAATGTTAGACATAATCCTACCATTATAAGGTAACTTACATTTTGATGGATTATCTAAACTACCTCTTTGTGTTGGTACAGGACGCATTCTTTTATATAATGCAGTACCTAATTTATAACCTTCCCATACTTCATTAACCCAATACCATTCTATTTTCTGTCCTTTTTCTGGAGTATAAGTTTCATCTACTTCTAAAGTTTGAGTCATACCCATTTCGTCTACAAAATCGACAAAACCGATTTTCTTCCTTGACTTCCAAACAACGTGCATTACTTCTATTAATCTAGACCATTGTTTAAACCCTACACTTCTATCGTAATAAACGTTAGAGTTAGAGTTAATAGCTGGACCTTGAATAGCTAAAGAATCAATTAATTTAATTTCTTTTTCATCTAGCTCATCATAGAACATGTCAATGACAGTAGACGGATGCATATATTTTCTTCTAACTACCCAGTCACCGTCTTCTACAAACTGAACATCTGGGTCTTTATCAAAATCTATGTCAAGTGGATTTACTACTTCTACAACAGGTTCGTTATGTTCTATTCCTTTTAATGTATAAGTTTCTCCTGTAACTAACCAATGGAAAAAAGCTAAGTTATATTTTTCATCTAATTTTTGAGTAGACTTAATATAGTCTATTGCTTTTTGACCAGCAATAGCTCTTTTATCTCTATAAGTAGCTTCAAATTCTTCTTTAACTTTCTCAGGTACAGGTACTTCTTCTGAAGCTACACCTGTCTGAACACCTTGAGCATTAAGTTCATTAATAAACATTTGCTCTAAGGTCTGGTTAATTTTTTGATTTAACTCTTCATCTTTTTTAGTAACAACATCATCATTTACTACGTACACCATTTCTTTCTTAGGGCGTTTAGCATATTCTGATGATAAAAGATCTACTTTAGTATTAATGATAGGATAGTTCTGAACATCTGACCAATCTCCTTCAATAGGAGTACCGAATGGTTCAGTAATTAGTTTATAATCTTCTAAGAAGATATTACCGTTATAGTAATCGTAAAGCTTTTTTAATTTAAGCTTCCAAGTGTTAGTAGTAAAAGTAGATCTAGCTATGTAAGCGTTCATGGTGAACTTTACCATAGCATAATCATTTCTTATCTTATCTTTATACGATACGTTTTGATTTGGAATATCAAAAGTCATATCTACTCCTGCTGCTGGATTACTCATTAATTTTAATTATTATTGCAAATTTAATGGAACAATTTGTTAATCCCAAACTTTGTGTCCATCCGAGTAAAGAACTCCTCATCATAAGGTGAGGTTCTTTTTTCTTCTGGGGGTGGCTTTAAAAGAAGTTCTTTCTTATAAAGCATAGCTACAAACATAGCTGAAACCCTATCAAAGTTTCCATCATAACTAAATTTGATCAATTCCTCTAACAAAGGTACGGAATAAATTTTATGTAAATTCAATAATTGTTCTCCGTCTTCTGTTACTTCCCTTTTTTGTAACAACCAGTCTCTGAGATAACTAGCTGCTTGTTTTTTAGTTTCTATACTAGACATAGATACACCGTAGCTTCTACCTAACTTTCTTTTAGGAGCATCATTCATATCGTACACCGTTACCTCTTCTTCTAATCGATGGAATAGTTTATGTATTCTAGCATAAGCTAAAATGTCTCCGTCCCTATCATTTTCAAATACAATCTTAGCATTATAATAATGAGCTAACAAAAATAAATTCTTGTTGTAGTCATCTTGAAGATTAGGTCTGCCTACATATTCAGCTACAATCATGTCGTAAGGCTTTGAAAAGTTATTAACACGTTTAAATACAAAAGTAGCACCTAAAGAGTCACGTTTAGTTATTTTCTTATCTTTACCTTTATCTATAGCATAAGGGTCAGTAGCTATAAAGTACAGATTATCAGGAGCTACGTCATTAATCTGAAAGGGTTGCTGATAAATAATAACAGCACCTTCTCCGTCAACATCTGGTTTTAAAGGAAAGTTATTAATAGGTTTAACGTCATCTCTAGGTTCAAATTTTACCTTACCGTGACTATCTGTAAATAAGATTCCTGGTGTACCCAAATACTGTAAGGCTTTTTGAGATCTAATGTTATTGATCTGTTGGTTTAACTCAGCTTTAGGAAATATATTAGTACCTATCTTAATAAAAGCTTCTGATGGTTTACGTGGAAATTCAGCTAAATAAGCATCAACCTCATTTGGATTTTTAGATTTACGTTTTAAATTCTCTACTTGTTGTTCAATAAATAACTCAGCTTCTGTTGTAGCAGAAGTTCCACCTCCAAGTCCAGTTTCTTTAATAAAACCACCCTTAGAATAATAGTCAGGTAAGAAGTAACCCATTTGAGTATGCTCCATACCGTCATCAAATATATTCTGATACGGTCTAAAGTTATAAGTTTCAGGGTCGTAAAACATTCTTTCAAAGTCTACTTGCCCTCCAGTAAAGTCACCACCAGTTCCATATACAAATATCTGACCTGTAACGTCCACACTTTCTTCTACTGTAGCTCTAGTTACACGGTAAGTAGCTAATAAGTTGTTAAAAGAACCTGCTTCTTCAAATAGAATTACGTTAGCATCTTTACCCCTTACTACGTCTGGGTTGTTTAAAGCAGTAAATCCCATGATCCTAGATTTAAAACCTTGGACTATCTCTCTACCATCAGGAGTTTTTTCTATAAACGAAGCCATTACCTCTTCGTATCTTCTATTAGTCTGCTGTCTCTGTTTACCAAAGTCAGTATATTTCAATAGAAAATCCAAGTAATCTACAGCCATACCCATAGTTTCTTTAGTATATTTCTCTTGTTCAGATAATATTAAAGATGTTGATTTCCTAACAAAGGTATAGTTATAAGCAGCCTTAGCAGCATTCTTAAAAGAATAACCTCTACGTCTTGGCTTAACTATAATCATGTGTTGACCTTCTTCTCTAGCTTTTTCACATTCCGTAAAATAATACCAATCAGAATCCCAGAAAGCTGGAAACGTAGTTTTCTTTTCAACCTTTCGTTTCTTAGATATATTCTCTTTTAAAGCTACAGCTTCTTTTAATTGTATTTGGCAAAAGTTTAAATAAAAGTAATGTTCTCCTGTGATTCTTACACCACCAACAGAGTAACCGTTTTTACAATAATATTCTTGTTCATCCCAATATTCTTTCCATTCTAAACTTCCTCTAGGAGCATTAATATAACCGTCAAATCCACGTAAAGCATTGATTTGGAACCGTTTAGATTCAGGACTAAACTCTTCTGTGTTTATATGTGATATATCTAAAATAAACATTATCTTTCTCTATCTGAAATGTAAACTCCACCTTTAACTCTACTTGCTACTTTAGATCTTTCTGATTGTAGCTTTTCGTATAACTTTTCTAATTGATCTATATGGGATGGTATTTCTTTTGATACCTTTAATAATGACGTTAAATCATTAAGCATTAATTCTACACCAGAAACAATCTGACCACGTTTATTATTAATACCCGTTTTATGTTTACCTGCTTTTAAATCTTCTTTTAACTGTTTAGTTATTTCAGATACAATATCATTACATTCATGTAACGAATTTAACATAGTATCTACTACGTGTAAAGACGGAGTTTTAATATTATCTTTGTACACCTTAATAGCTTCTTCAATTAAACTATCTGGTTTCCAGTCTTTTACAACTCCTTCAAATAAATCTTTAATTAATTTACCTTGTCTATCAGACTCGGAATAGTTATAATACGGAGAAGATGGGTTACACATGTGATATATGTAAGCTATCTCTTTAATAGGAACATTGCCTTTTTTACGTTTTGCTATCTTGTTAAAAACTTCAATCGTTAATACCTCTGCAGGTATCATTATCTCCAGATTCTCTTTTACTTGTAATACATTCATATTCTTTCGTTATTTCAAATTGATGTAACAAACCTCCTACTGCATCAACTAACTGTTCATCTAACCATAGATCTTGATGACCTGTATGATATAATAGACAATGAGTCAATTCATGATAGAAGGTATGCTCTACAATACTTTCTTTATACTTTACCCAATTCTTTTTAGCTTTATACTTATCGGCTAAAACTATTCTATTCTCGTAATATAAAAATCTACCTAAACATTTGTTTTGATGACAATATTCATTATCTATCTCAACAGATATTTCGTGACCTAAGATATTAAATTGTTTGGGTATCATCTAACAAAGATACAATTTTTTCCACAGGTTCGTTAACTATGAAAGTTCTTGTATCAAACAACTCTAACACACTATGGTCTTTGTTAGATTTTCTAGATGATATACAATATAATTCTTCTTTAAACATCTCAACATTAAAATACATATCCATCCAAACAGTATCAACTGTTTCTTCTGGTTCAAGGTTAAGCTCTTTTAATACTGACTTGTAAGAATCCATTGATATTTCTTCGGCCACACACATTACTGGTAATTTTATAAATTTCATAACTCTATATTATATTTTTTAATTGTTTTTTCTCTTATTCTTTTAGACGCTTTAAACGAATTAGCTGCTTCTTCAAAAGCTGGTTTAGATTCCATATTAATTACACCTCTATTATAACAATATTTGTCATAAATAAAATATGTTACCATATCATCAGTATTATTCTTGACATATTGTGCTAGATAAGCAGGTAAGGTATATTCAGGTTTCATAATTAAACTTTTGCTTTGTTTTCTTTATCGGCCATTAATTTATTATAGTGAGTTACAGCTATATTGTAAAACTTACTACATTTTCTACATTGTAAAATACGTTTTTTAACTCCAGCAGCTGACACTCTAGTGCCATTTAATCTAACATCGTCACTTCCACATTCAGGGC